GCCAGACCTTCTGATCATCATAAAGATCAATCACATGTTCGACTTCAGCGATAAAGTCACTCGTCTTTTCAGACAAGATATCTGCAGCTGTCCTTACTGTGGCTGGTTTTGCCGAATCACTTACAAGACGATTCTTACGGCCAGCGTCGATAGCTTCTTGCAGCTTACCGTTCAACCAAGCCATCCGCTTTTCACTGAAGTGAGCACCTGCTGAAAGCATCTTGCACAACCCACCAATCGCAGTGTTAATGCGCCACTCTTCAGCTGCTTTAAAGTCGACTAGATCTTGTGTGCGGTTCTTCTTGATCCAAGACTCTGCCCATTTGTAGGCATCTTTGTAATCATAGAAATAGTTGTAGTGCTTAAGGTTCTGGTACAGTACAACTTCAGCATCTGGAATATTTGTGAAGTTCGTAATCTCGGCACCAATGTGCTTCTCTTCAAGAAGCTTTGAGGCACTTGACTTACGTTGCGGAACTGGCTTCAATTCAGGCTTTTTCTTTTTGGTAGTAAGCTTCTTCAGCGCAGCAGTTTTTACCATGAGAGGTCTCCTTTGAGAACAGTATATACTATCACAGGAGTGATGTCAACAGTTCTTTCCACTGCCATTGCCTATTTTCCCATGAATATGTATCATTAAGGAAGTCGACTCGATCTTCCGACATCTCATCGCCATTTAATACATCTGTAATGGCATCTCGCAAGTTTGCTTCGAAGCAAGTCATGTGATGCTCTACGTTTTCAGTATAGCCATACATATAGGTAGAGCCCATGGCTGTCTCTGGCAGGGCAGCCAGTGACGAGTGCACACATACCAAGCCTGCACATAATGCTTCAATCATAACTAAACACGACGTCTCTTGCCAGATTGACGGATATGCTAGGATGTGAGAGCGCTTCAACTCTTCTCGAATCACATCATTTGATACAGATTTCGAGTAGTTAATACCAGGATGTGCTCTCAACTTTTCGAACAGCAGTTCATACGGCTTATCCCGAACGTGCCATCCGTAAAGATCAAATGACGAATACACATTGAGTTCGATCTTATCACCAAACTCTTTGTACAAATTATCGTACGTTGGATACAGCAGCTCGAGACCTCGATGAGGAGTCGAGAAGTACATTAGCCTTACCTTATCTTGAGGCTTCTTATGCTTCTCAATAGGGTTGATAGCATTCTGTAGAACGATACCAGCTTCAAATGGAACGCCTAGATAAGCGTTGTACATCTGTTGCTGCCAATGGCTTACAAATACAAGCTTATCAAATCGTTTCCACCCGTCGTTCTTTAGGTGCTGAACTTCAGGATCACCTGGTAGATCATGCAATACTAATATCTTACGCTTCGAATGATCGAGTTCACGTACTCGAGAGTGAATAATTTGAAACGGCGAAAGTAACTCAGGCGGAAGGGAATTAATCCGATCCGCCATAAGCTCAGTTCCGCCTCGAGCGGTGTTAGACAAAGACTGCTCCATTCACTCGCTTAAGACTATCCCAACGGAAAGAACGCCATCCTTGATTAATTACATCAAAGACTGCAACTACATCCGGATTCGGAGTCTTCTTTTGAACTACTTCTTCAAGGTCGACTTGCTTAGGAAGAGAATCCTCCTTAAGAGTACAAGTCATAACACGAGTACTGCCGTCCTTCTTTACAAACTCGATATCGACAACTTCATTCCGTAATAGGATGAGAACGTCAGATTTTTCCATCACCAAAACCTCCAGCGGTGTTTTCAATTTCGCTCATAAACGCATCATAGCCGCCAACATGGCGATCGTGCCAGAAAATCTGTGGAATCTTAGTAGTTCCTTCTGGTACTTTACTTTTCATTTCGTCAAAGACTTCAAGATTTTCGACGTTCTTCCATACGTATGGAAGATCTCGACTCTCTGCTAAAGACTTTGCTTCTTTACACCATTTGCACCAATTAGCGCCGTAGATGACGATCATTCGCCATCTGCCTTCTTTGCAGATCTATTCCAATCCTTCAGACGCGCAACATACTCACGACCAGACACTTTCACTTTAATAAAGCGCTTATGAGTCTGTTCTTTGTTTGGATTCGCAATCGTCATGACGACGTCTTTGCCTTGCTTCAAAGCACGAAGCTGATTAGCCAGTCGCTCACTCGACTGAAGATATTCAGAGCGCATAGCGTTCACGATCTTACGATCAACGTTGCTGTGCTTGCCTTGCGAGATAAAGCCTTTCGACTTACCACCTTTTTTACCCACGGTCTTTCTCCTTCATTTCATATTGGACATCTTTGCGCAAGAACCAGTATAGCCAACTAGTCATGCAATGATCAGCATCCCAGAAAAACACTTTATCGAGAAGCCAAACGATATTCGGCTTGCCTTCTTTCTTTAAAGCATAATTTCTAGCGCTTAGTGTTTGATTGCTTGATCCGCCAAGGATCACGTTGAGCAATACAGACATTGCTGTACCTACTCTTAAAAAATATCTTATAACAAGATTTGTCAAATGTCAACTCCATAATGAAACCACTATAGAATATATATCAAATCTCTTCGTCGATAGATCGTCTCATTTCTTCTAGAAGATCATCGTACGATTCAACCATCTTGATACTGTATCGATCACATACCATCTTTACGTTACCGTAACGGTAGAACTCTTTCGGGCAACACACGATTACGTTGAATGGTCCGGGTCCTAGACCTCGGCCGAAGATACCAAGCTCAAGTAGAGTAATAGGAGCCTTTGAATCCGCAGCAAAGTAGTACACGATCATGCTTGCGTCTTCTTGCTGCTCAAGCTCCCAGTCGACTTGCTCATAGAACTGAGTGCCGGGTGTAGGGTCTTGAATCCAAGAAGAATCCCAATCATCACGTCGAGGATTCACAAGAATCAAATCATCATTGTAATCTGCTAGATCTTTCGACAGCCTATCTTGCCAGTTCTCAGCCGCACCCATATCGATTGATCCACCAAGAAAGACTGAAAACTTTCCGGATGGAACTGGATGAGGCGCCTTAATTACTTGAGTCATGCACGGTTCTCCCAACAATCTCGAATCCACTCGATTTTCTTTTCAGTTGTCCATCCAGACAGATAATCATTATCACCATCAAAAAGGTTAAGAACTTCTTGTTCGTTCATTGTGACCGTATCGATGATATTTTCTCCAACATGTAATTGAGAAAATTCTTTAGCCTCATTACAAGTAACGCAGTCCAGAGCCCAAGCAGTATCTACTGTAGCTTCTGTATTGAGTGCTTGTAGTTTATCTTTCGGCATAACATATCGATGACGAAACGTTGAAATTGTCGTTACGACTACATATTCATTATCACTCATTTGATACCTATTTGTTAAAGTTCAGGCAGACTTAACCGCCTGAACACGTGCCTTAAACATACCTTCTTTGATCTTTGTAGTGTTCTTCTCACCGTTTGGAAATACATCAGCAAACTTAACAGCGCGAACACAATCAAAGACCCACCGTACTTTCATCAGATGCTCGGTAGGATCATCCTCAGAACCCAGTCGGCCATTCTCATCACAAACACCGACAGCCCACAGCAGCAGCACAACCTCAGGATCGCGGAAAGCATCCATATCCTCGAACATATGAACCCAAGTTTTCGGGTTCAGAGTGTCCAGCTTGTGCATATGCATGTGAAACCGAGTAGTCTTCATCACTCGACTCCGCATTTTTGCAGGAACAGTCAGACGGTTACAGAAGTCACGAGCAACTACAACACCAGTGACTTCGTGCCCATAGTGCTTAGGCAGTTGATCACGAGGAGTCAGGCCTTTTCCGAAGTCATGTACCAGGCAAGCCAGTCGAGTCTCCAGATCAAAGTTGCTCTCAACAGCTTGAGTCAGAACCAGCATGGTGTGCTCGTAAGCATCACCTTCAGGGTGCCAACGCCGAGCTTCCAGAGCAGTCTTCAGGCGATACACTTCTGGGAACAGAACATGCAGTGCATCACACTCCAGCAGAGTGTCGAAGAACAGACGAGCATGATCTTCCATCAGAGCTCGGCTCAGTTCTTTCCAAACACGCTCAGCAGTCAGCTCGTTCAGAACACCCCGCTTTGCCATCTGAGAAACCAGAGCAACAGTTTCTGAAGCAACTGTCCTTTCCGGACCAAAGCGAGCGCGGAAACGAGCCAGCCGCAGAACACGAACAGGATCATCAGCGAAAGCATCAGAAGTGTGCCGCAGCACCTTGTTCTTCATATCTTCTTGACCATTG